GGCGGCGGCTCTCAGGGCATCAAGCGTGGCACGTTCTCAGGGACGTGGACGAAAGGCAGCACGACAACCGTCACGGATGCAGTGGTGTCTGGCACGACATACACAGCGAAGAACTACATCGCCACGCTCTCTGGGACTGCTTGCCTCATCGCTTATGTTGCTGATGAGTGGGTGCTAGTCGGCTGGGATTGGCACAGCATGACAGGCTACTCGGCGTCCAAGCAGCAAGTGCTCACGCACGCCGCCAATGGCGGATTGACGTGGATTGATACCACGGCCTGCACATGACACTCGCCACCCAAAACGGATCGCTGATCGTCAAGGACGGCAAGCTCGCAGAGAACTGCGAGTGCTGCGGTGGGTGGTATTGCTGCTTCAGCCCCGCGTGCGTTGCTGATTCCATCACTGGCGTTGTGGTAACAATCACTGCCAGCGACTACCTGCGATGGACTCGCGGGCAGTTTGAATCGCCGACGTTTGGGACTCTTTATGACTTCGTGTCTGTCGGGTTCCTTGGTTCAGCCTATGCAGGAACCCACTCGCTTACCAAACAGCCAGGCGGATCGACATGGACAAAAACCTTTTCGCCCACTCCGCACTCAACGTGCGTCGGTGACATTACTTTTAGGGCTGATAACACTCAATGGTCGATTGAGTTTCGCTACAGCCTGCTGTCGTACGGCTCGTTTACGACTGAGGAATACAAAGAGCTTTCGCAGATGGAATGCCGAGGGCTTCCAGACAGGGCAGCAGGCTATCCAAATAGCTCTGGACCGCAAGGCTCGCAATCCCTCAGTGGCACCATCGGCCAGTGCTCGTCACTGCTGAGCGTTAGCAATACGCGGACGTTCCAAGCCGTTTTCCCGCCGATGCCAGTCTCGACAAGTTCTGGATCAAGGGTGATTGTGCGAGAGGAAGGCAGCTTTATGGCAACTCTCGGCCTGAGTGTGACGCAATCATGACTTGCTACCAATCCACAAACCTGCCTATCGGCGTCACGACCACAGGCCGAGCGTCCCACAAGACCGAAGCCGAGTGCAACGAAGCCTGCCGCGAAGGCGCGTGCTGCGAGGGCACGACATGCACGGTCAAGCCAGCGTGTCAGTGCCAAGGGACGGGGAAGGTGTTCAAGGGCGTGGGGACGGTGTGTACGCCGAATCCTTGCTTGTGTTATTGCAGCGACGGGACAACTCTCTCGGCAACTGCTGTGTCTGCAACCATTAGCGGAACAACCCAAAACCTTGGCACCGGCGTGTATTACCGAGGCTGGCCAGACCAGACCAACAAGACACAAACATACACGCTCTACAAAGAATCCTGCTCTAGGTGGACCGCAACAATACCAACGCCCGCCGCGATGCTGCCAGGATCGACTTTCTCTGCAACGTCGCAGCTTGTGTTCACAACTGGGCCACAGTCTGCTCCGCGATTTGAAATCATCGTTCTGCACAACGTGTCAGGCGCAAACCTTGCGACCTATAGCATTTGGCAGCGTTTCGTAAGCGATGCTGATATTCGTTTCTGTCGCGGTGAATCAATTGCAAGCGACTTGTCTGCCGACCTTGCTGACGAAGACGTGGTTTCAATTCAAGCAATCGCCGCAAACCCACTCCCATGATTACCTGCCACCGCTCCAACCTTGAGGCCCGTTGCGTCGAGCGCGGCTACACGCTTGACGAGGTGCTGCCGTGTGTCGTCGCGCAGGACGGCGACGAGTGGACGATTGACACAGACAGCGAGTTCTATCCGCGAGTGTCGCGGCTGCCCGAACCGCCAGCCCCACCCACCCACGGCCCCGGCACCGAGCTAAAAAAACTCCTCGCCCGTGTCGGCATCACCGCCACGCCCGACTGTGCCTGCAACGCTCGCGCCGCCGAGATGGACCGCCGAGAGCAGGAGACGCCCGGCTGGTGCGAAGCCAACATAGACACCATCGTGGGCTGGCTGCGCGAGCAGGCCGAGGCTCGCGGCCTGCCGTTCCTCGACCTTGCGGGGCGGATGCTCGTGCGGCGGGCTATCAGCAACGCACGCCGGAACGCTTGACAGTGCTGCCACCCTAGTGGCATGGGACGCACCAAGCCACAGCCGAAGCCCGAGGCGGTGATCCTGCCGCCCGAGTTGGACGACGACGAGGAGCACGCTGGTGGCGGCATCCCAGACGATGACGGGTGGATTCATCTCAAAGGGAAGGAGCCCGAGCGTGAAGACGAAAAACCAAAGCGGCAGCCTGCTCGACGACGTGCGAAAGGCAGTGGCTGATTATCGCCACGGGCCGGTCAACTGGTGGGAGCGCGTTGCCACTGAGCATCACGACGAACTGAACGCCATCAAAGCGGCGTGGCAGGCCGGCGAACTAGGCACGCGAAAGAAGACGCTGGCTAGGTCTCTATCCGAGAACATGCGTGCTCGTGGCATCTCTGACGTTGGCCCACAGGGGGTGATTACATGGCTCGAAAAAGCCTGACGGACGATGTCGCAGCAGACGTGAGTCATTCGCAGCAACTTGCCGCTGACGCTGAACTCGCACGGCTGCGGTCAGAACTGGCGACGTACCGAAATAGGTATAAGGCGGCGCTGGCTCAGATTGACCGTGAGAGAGAGCGTGGAGACGCCCTGGTGCAGTTGCACGGCATTGAGGCTGCGAAGCCGTCATTGCCCAAGTCTGTCAAAGGACCGAAGCACGCCGCAACGATGGTCGTGCTGCTGTCGGACATCCATTGCGAAGAGCGTGTCGATCCAGAGACGGTCAACGGGCTCAACGACTACTCGCTTGACGTATGTCAACTCCGCTTGAACGAACTCCACGAGCGATTCTTCCGGCTGCTTGAGCACGAACGCCAGTTGGCGAAGATTGACCGTGTCGTGATCTGGCTTGGAGGGGACTTTCTGAGTGGTCACATCCATGACGACACCGCTGAACTTGCACAGCTTGCACCGCTGGCGGCAACCCGGTGGATCGGTGAAAGGCTGCGGGCGTTCATTGACGCCGTGGCTGATAGTGCAAAGTCTGTTGTCGTCGCCACCAACAGCGGCAACCACGGGCGAAGCACCGAAAAGCTACGCATCGGCACTGAGATGGAACACTCGTTCGAGCAGCACCTATACCTCACGCTTGCCAGCAGCGAGAAGCGAAAGAACGTGCAGTGGCAAGTCGGCACCGGCTACCTCAATTACGTTGACCTTGATGGCTTCCTCGTCCGATTCCACCACGGCCACGCCATCAAGTACGGCGGCGGCATCGGCGGCATCACGATCCCGACCAACAAAGCTATCGCAGCGTGGGACGCTGTGAAGCGTGCAGACCTCACCTGCTTCGGGCACTGGCACCAGTTCCAGTGGTTGCGTGCCGGTCGCTACGTTGCCAACGGCAGCGTGATCGGTCACTCGGCATACGCCACACGGATCAAGGCAGCGTACGAGCCACCGTGCCAGGCGTGCATCGTCATTGACCACGGGCGGCACGAGGTGACGAAAGCCATGCCGATTTATTGCGACCGTGACCTGCGTACGCAAAAGGCTTGACGCATGGAATACGAATTGACTCACGAGTATCTCGCCGACGCACGCCAGCGAGCGTACCGCTACCAAGGGCAGTGGACCGGCACGGCAGGCTCGCTCGCGGCAGACGTGGCACGACTTCTCATTGAAAGGAAAAAGATGCAAGGATTTATTACGGATTTGCAGGACACCAACGCACAGATGCGAGCAGCCGTAGAGACTCGCCTGTCTGGCGGCTGCTGCGACGGTGGCAAGTGCCACGCACCGGCAGACGAGGCACCAGATCGGTGGAAGGAAATCACGCAGGCGAGTGCCGAGAAGTACGCCGCAGAGCGCGAGGAAACGGTGCCGGCTGATTGGATTCTGCAAGGGCAGAAGGAGATGGAAGCCTCGACGGACGACATCCGGTGGACGGGTGACAGCATCCTCGCTTCGCCGCCTGACGGACTGCGAGAGGAACCGACAGCGAGCACGCCAGCCGAGCGGCTGCTGCTGGAAGCACTCGCTGTGATTCGTGACCGTCGTCCCAAGTACGGCGGGCCACGGCATCACTTCCGAAGGACTGTCGGCATGATCAACGCCGCTTTCTCCGAGGTGCTAAAGCGACCGCTGACCGAAAGCGATTGGGCGATCTTCATGACATTCGACAAGGTGGCACGGTTTCTCGGTCCAAACAAGACCGCAGATGGGCCGATTGACCTGGCTGGATACGCTGCCTGCCTCGCAGAGTGCGAGTCGGCAGAGCCGGTCTAGAAAGCCGCCCAGCCGCCCTAGTCTGGCGGCATGGTTGCTGACGCTCCACTCGCTGCCGCTGCGCCGTTCAATGACATCGCGTCAAAGGTGTCTGCGTTCCTTGTGACGGCTCGCGTGTCTGCCAGGGACGGTCTGACGTGGGGCGAGTTCGGGATGCTCGTCGCTGCACTCGTGCGGCTGACTGTCGAGACGCTCGACTCAACCAAGACGCTGACGGGCGAAGAGAAGCGAGCCATCGTGCTTGAGGCTGTCGGCGTGCTGTTCGACTCGGTCGCCGTGCTGTGCGTGCCGTATGCGACGTACCCGTTTTGGTACATCGTTCGCCCAGCCGCTCGCTCGCTGGTCGTCGCTATCGCCGCTGGAACCATTGAGACTCTCCTACCGCTACTGAGGAAAAAGTGATCACAGCGTTACTCGTCGCGTTCGCGGTCTACGTGCTCGCGGGCAAGCAGATAACCGAGAAGGTGCAGGCGTGGTACGCCACGGCACACATGCCAACCATCGACGGCAAGCACGTCGCCGCCGTGGCCTTGCTCGTGGCTGCTGCGATTGCGTTTGCACCGCATCGACAAGCACCCTCCCCCACACCTGCACCAGTGCCACCGGATGCGTTCTCGCTTCGCGGAAAGTTCGTCGGTCCAACTGCCGCAGAAGATTCTTCGATCATGGCAGAACTCTGCGGCTCTCTCGCAGATTGCATCGAGTACGACGGAAAGAACGACCAGAGACTCAAGACAGGCGTCGCGTTCGATGACTTGCGGATTGCCGCCCGCGAGATGCGTTGCAAGGGCGAGAGCATCGGTGCTCGCCAGCCGCAAGTGCGTGATGCCGTCCATCGGTTCTTGGATGACGCCGTTGGCTCGTCTGGCGGTCCTGTGACGCCCGAGAGTCGAGCAGCGTGGGTGGCTGCACTCCGTGACCTGTCGAGGGCTGCAGCCGATGTCACGCGCTGATCGCTGGTCACTGTCTGCCGTATCGTTCGTCGTCGTCATGGCGATTCTCGGCGTGCTGGTCGAGCGTGCCACTCGCCGCACGGCTGACGCCATTGACGCACGGTTTGGCTACACGCCTGATCCTGTCGGTACGCGACAGTTTCTTGCTGAACTGGACCAGCCGCTTTTCTCTGACGCTGGCAAAGACGTCATGCAGAAGGCGCAGCAGAAGGACACGTTTCTTTATCGCCACGCCGACCGGGCACACCGTGAGGTCTACGGCAAGCCATTCGGCCCGTGGAAGCAGGGGATAGGTGACTGCGTAAGCTTTGGTTGGTCGATGGGAAGTTACGTCGGGCAGTGTGTGGATTGGGCAGAAGGCGAATTGCCCGAGCCGCCGAAGCTTGTGGCGACCGAAGCGATCTACAGTGGATCAAGGACCGCCGGGCGTCTACCGCCGGTCAGCCAGGCGGGCTACTCAGACGGCTCCTACGGTGGTGCAGCTGCACGCTGGGTGGCAGGGAAGTGTAAAGACCCGAGCGTAGGCGGCATCCTCTTTCGCCAGCAGTATCCCGGTGCCGATCTGACAACGTACAACCCGAGCCGTGCGAAGGAGTGGGGAAACCTTTTGTGCGGTGGCGGGCAAGTGGGCCTTGCCCTTGCAAAGCTTGCAAACAAGCACACAGCCAAGAACGTCGCGCTTGTTCGCACGTTTGATGAGGCGGCGGCGAGCATCGAGTCAGGCTATCCAGTGCCGGTCTGCTCTGGCGTTGGCTTCTCGTCGCAGCGAGACGCTGACGGCTTCGCACCTCGAAGCGGATCGTGGGCGCACTGCATGTGCTTTATCGGCGTGCGGTATGCCAAGAACGAGGGCAAGCGTGACGGGCTGCTCTGCATCAATTCTTGGGGCGTGTTCAATGCTGGTCCGAAGTGGCCCGCCGATCAGCCTGACGGCTCTTTCTGGGTGAGCCGCGAGACGGTTGACGCGATGCTCTCGGGGCAAGACTCCTTCAGCATCTCGGGCGTGAACTTCCGCTATCGGAATCTGGATCACGGCAACTGGCTGCAACCTGTCCCTCCAGAGGCTCGCACGCCGTCGCCGGCTCGACTCATCGCTGACACGTTCCATCTCGCACAGTAGGAGTTTCTATGTCGTTGCTCTTGTGGCTCGCATTCGGTGCCGTCGCTGGCGGTATCGCCAAGTGGGTGATGCCGGGACGCTGCCCTGACGGCTGGGTGCCGACCATCGGGCTCGGCATCGTCGGCTCGCTCGCTGGCGGTCTTCCGTTTGGCGATGCTCCTGCTGGTCTCATCGGCAGCGTGATCGGTGCCTGCGTCGTGATGTTCCTGTACTCGCTGTGGAGCGTGGACCGATGACCAAAAGAGAAATCCAATCCGCCGTCGTCGTGGGCCTGGTTGCCGTGATGCTTACTTGGTGGGCAGCGACATCGGATTACTCGCCCGTGAAGCCTGAGCCCGCCCGCCCGGTCCTGCGGTTGATTCAGCGGCTCGCCCGCCTTGGGCTGTGGGCGATGATGTTTGCCGAGCCGCCACCGGCAGAGCAGGCGTACGTCGTCCACGCTCGCGTCGATGCCGATGGGCACAGAGTTCTCAACCACGGGCAAGGATGGTGACGCATGTGGCAATGGCTGCTATCCGTACTGGCGTCGCTCGCCGCTGACCCGGCACAGATTGACCGAGAGGCTCCCAGAGCCTCGGCGGCTGTGTCGGCAGCGTATGCCGTGACGGCTGTCGAAAAGGCACCACAGCCCACGCCAGAGCCGCCCAAGCCGGGATGCTGCACCGACTGTGGCGGGCGAGGCTACAT